CAAAGAGGTTAGACGACGCGCACCGTCCTATCACTTTAACTGTTGCAAGGGCGGCGGCGGTAAACGATTAATGAACAGGAGCGACGCAGATGCTTTGGCCTTGTGTAACCCCGATGAGCGACTGGTATTGTGGCTGCCCATCACAGCAGTGTCGTTCAAGACACGCCGCATCGTGCCGTCTGCGTTCTCGCGCCGGTCTGAGATGGATAGCTGGGATAAAATGGTTGCTCACGTTTTGGAGATGAGATTATGAATTGGAAAGATTACCCAAGTTTTTCTGAGGCAGAGATGCGGTGCAGTGAAACCGGCGATTGCAAAATGTCTGAAATTTTTATGCAGAAATTGCAGGCATTGCGCGATGAGTATGGCAAGCCGATGACAATCACCAGCGCCTACCGCTCGCCGCAACACAGCGTCGAGGCCAGCAAGGCACAGCCGGGTGTACATACCAGAGGCATAGCAGTTGACGTGGCTGTGGCTGGCACTGACTGCTACGAGCTAATGAAGCTGGCATTCAAGCACGGCTTTACTGGCATTGGCGTGGCGCAAAAAGGGTCAGGTCGGTTCCTACACCTCGACACATTTAAGGGCGGCCCACGCCCCAACGTATGGAGTTATTGATGGCTGACGAAAAAAAGCCGCTGTCGATTGCGGTTGGCGAAAACAGTTTTGAGCTTGTGCTTAGAATTTTGGGCAACGAGTTTGTGGCTATAAAAATAGGCTCAACAAATTTTAGCGGCAAGCTAATCGCTGGCGGCGTGTTGCTTTTGTTTTTTACGTTTATGTTAATGGAAGTATTTGGCTTATCTAGAATGTTGGGGATTGAGTGATGTTAGCTGTATTAGGAAAAATATTGGGGTCTGGCGATGTCGTAAAGCAGGGCATGAAGCTCATCGATGACATGCACACATCAACAGAAGAAGAGATCGCGGCAAAGAGTAAAGCCCGCATCGATCTTATGGCCGCATACGCGCCATTCAAACTGGCGCAGCGTTACCTTGCCCTGATGTTTGGGTTCACGTTTCTCGCCAGCTACATCATCGTGTTGACTATGACCATCGCTGGCACTGGTGACCCGGACGCTGTGACACAAGTGATGGAACAGTTCAGCATCAACTATGCGATGATGATCATCCTTGGTTTCTACTTTGGTGCCGGTGCGCTGGAAAGTTTCCAGAATAAGAAAAAGTAAACCCCCCGCCGAAGCGAGGGGTCAGGGAGAAGCTATTTAACAGGGCTTTTCTTTTTGATCTTGAGCATCATGCTCTTGCTCGTGGTTGGCCGGTTCGTCCGACCCAACCGGTCAACCGGTGGCTTTGCGGCTGGTATGGCGAGCGCCTTTTTCAATTCTTCAACTGTCGGTGTCTTCATTTTCTGCCCCTGTCCTGTAGCGCCGGTAGTACCGGTCGCCTGTCTGCATGTCCTCGAACTTAACGCTGTAGCCGTCGTCCAGCTCTTCGATGTGGCGCACTAGCACGCTGATCTGCTGGCCTCGATCGTCGATGATCCACGCCCATTCGTTAACTTTAAATGAAATCTCACTCATATTATCACCTCTGAAAAGAACCCCCGCCGAAGCGGGGGCAAGGTAGCGTCGGGACGGGAGGAATACCCGACGCCAATTACAGTAGTCGAAAGCCGTGGGCGATGCCAGCGGTTTTCTCTGCGGCGCCTCGCTTGACCAGCGCGTTCATGTATCGCGCGCACTGCGTCATCGACTTGCCGGTCTTCTCTGACAGCTCACGGATCGACGGGTAGTAGCCGTATTTGCGGTGGAACCGCGCTATCACCAGTTTGACGTGATGCTGCTTCGGGGTCAGTGTAACCTCAGTCATCACGCACCTCTTTTACCGTCAGCGTGTTCTGGCGCACCGTGCGGGCTGGCTTGCCGGGCGAGGCCGGCTTGGGCGGCTGTGCCTTGAACTGCCGCATCGGCCAGCGCACCGCGTATTTAGTGTTGCCGACGACGCCGGTGGCCGCCTCGTGGCTGCCCATAAACTCTTTGAGAGCCGCCTCAGCCTCGTCTATGTCCGCCTCGGCTGCCTTCTTGGCGTCCTTGGCGTTGACGAGCTGTGCGAGCCACTCAGCCTCGGTGGCGGGCAGATCCAGCGGCGGGGCGCCGTCGTCGACCCGTGGGTAGGCTGTGTTGCCGTCCGAGGATGACAGCACCGGATACCACTCGATGTCGCGCTTGCGGCGCTCGAAGTCCTCGATGGCGTCAATGATCTTCGCCTGCACGGCCGCGTCGGCTTGATACAGGAAGATGCGTAGCTCTACACCGCCGTATAGCACGCACACAGCGCCCCAAGTGGCCTTGCTGACCATCAACTGCCCTTGAAGCTGTAGCACGCCCCTGTGAGCCGCTGGCGCTTCTTCTGGCTTGGGGCTGGTTAGCTTGCTCTCCAGCACGCCCGTGCCGGTCACAAACACCCGGCCGTTGGGACAGATGATGCCCTTGTCGTAGTTTGTGTCGACCCAGCCGCCGACACCGGCATCTGCGGTGCCATCGAGCGACGCCGCAAACGGGATGCTGTCGTGAAACAGCGCGTCGTGTTCGAGCTTCAAGTCGTCGAGGCCGAGGCGCTCGGTTGCGGTAAGCAGTATGACAGGCTCAAGTGTGTCGCCCCAATCGCATGCCTCGTTGCCGTTAAACGGCTTGGGGTCGGGTTTGCCCTCGATGTCTGCCAGCACGCTTGCCAGCAGATCGTTGGGCGTGTCATATGGCGACGCGTTCATCAAAGCCGGTATGCGGCTCGCGGTGATGATGTCGTTTGGTGTTTTCTTTCCGACCATTAGTTTTTCCCCTTTAAAAAAACTTCGTAAGTTTCCGAACAGGCATCAGACGGATTTAATTCGATCAAGATTGGCAGATCGCGAGTTAAAGCCTCATATGTAGCCGTGCTAAGGGCAGTGGCTTTGCTTGCGTGATACCACCTGCCAATTTCTCCATCGTCGGTAATTGCCGTGACGAGCCAAGGCAAGTCACCATCTTCAAGCTCAATGATTAAAATTGCATTAGTAAATGCGCTATTAATCTTGTCCCTACTTGAAACTGGGCGATACTCTTTTGCGAGATTTAAAACTACATTTTTCATTATTTTTCTCCTTGTGGTCTGGTTTTATCTTCTGTTTGCAAGACCTACGGCTTGTTCAATCGTCCAACCGTAACTTAATCTTCTATTTAATTTTCCTACGTCAATGTTGTATGCCTTTGCGGCTTCTACGCGAGTAAAAAAAGTTTTGCCTTCAATAACCGTTTTGACCCCCTTATAACTTTTTTTGGAAAATACCTTTTCCAGTGGATACCCCTTTTTGTATCTGCACAAGGCGGTTCGTTCATTTACCTCAAAATATTCACAAGCCTCCCTAAAGTTTTCAAAACGCTTGCCGCCAACTTTTAATTTTATCCAACTGCGCCCATCTGGATGGCCTTCAATTCCGCAAGCCTGATACATTGTCCAGCCCTTTTTTAATCGCGCTGATAGTTGGCTTTCACACAAACCAAATGCGTATGCAGCTTCTCTTTTACTGGAATAAGCTACTCCATTTATTAAAATAGGGTGGCCGCCGTTAAGGCCAGCAAGTGCGCCGCCCTTGTTTTTGTTGTAACCATTAGGGGATAAAGTCATAAGGCGTGTAATATGCATATTTTCTTTTTCTTTAAGTTCGCCAACAGAAGATGCACGATCAATCACCTCAAAGACAAACTTATCACAGCCAAATTTTCGTATAGCATCTGGAAACGTGCCTTCTGAACCTTTGCCTCTATTTGCTGAAGAAAAATGACCACGCTCTCTGTCTTTCAGCGTCCTAGTCGTTATTCCAACGTACTGCATGCCGTTGACCGTGTTGGTTGCCAAGTAAACAATCATCACTGCACCCCTAACTTGACCATCAAAGCCCACACGTTCCACTCAGTCGTCACGATATTGGTAAAACCAACGATCGCGAACGACACTAAAAACAACATTCCGATTATGTCTTTAATCATTGTGATCTCCATCAGGCGGGGCT